ACGGCATAGTCGGTAAGTCCGTGCACGACATCCTTAAGGATACAGTGGGCGGCGCTGGATTCTCTCAGAAGTACCTGAGCCGGCTGTATGAGAGCGGCCTCACGGCCTCCAGCGTGCTGCAGTACACCGGAGACCTGGATGAGAAGCTCCGGCAGAAGTTACAGAGCAGATACAACGACTATCTGACCGGTGCTAAGAATGCCGGCAAGGTTGTGGCACTGCCTGTTGGTATGTCCTTGCAGCCTCTGAACTATAAGCTGACGGATGCTCAGTTCATAGAGCTGAAGAGATACAGCGCACTTCAGATTGCGGCAGCGTTCGGCGTCAAGCCGAATCAGATAAACGACTATGAGAAGAGCAGTTATGCAAGCTCAGAGGCTCAGCAGCTGGCCTTCTTGGTCGACACGATGCTGTACCGGCTCGGACAGTATGAACAGGAGATTAACTTCAAGCTGCTGTCCAGGAAGCAAAGGGACGAGGAAGGACTTGTCTACAAGTTCAACGAAAAGGTCCTGCTGCGAGCTGACGCTCAGACCCAGATGCAGACGATCACATCTGGCATCCAGAACGGTGTCTACACTCCGAACGAAGGCAGACACCTGCTTGACCTCCCGTCACAGGAAGGCGGCGACAGCTTGATCGTAAATGGCAACTATGTGCCGCTGACAATGGTTGGCGCTGCATATGGAATATCAGGGGAAGGAGGTAGCGGAGATGATCCTGAAGATTAACGGCGACATCGTCGGGAATGACTGGAAGGAAGTCTACGACTGGTTTGGTATTGAATGCACCTGCCCCGCAGACGTCCGAGAGGCACTTGCGACCATGCCAGAAGGTGACCGTCTGCAGGTAAAGATTAACTCCGGCGGCGGCGATGTGCTCGCAGGCCAGGAGATTTATTCGGTCCTGCGTGAGCGTGATGACGTCGATATCGAGGTGGAGTCGCTGGCTGCCAGTGCCGCGTCTGTCATTGCTATGGCGGGGCCCAGCACGATTTCCCCTATCGGCATGATTATGATTCACAATGTGAGCACCTATGGCGCGGCTGGTGACAAGCACGACATGAAAAAAGAAGCTGAAGTGCTTGGCACCTTCGATGAAGCATTGGCGAATGCCTATGTTTATAAGACCGGCAAAGAACGCGATGAGATTCTCAAGATGATGGATAAAGAGACCTGGCTGACAGCTGAAAGAGCTGTGGAGCTGGGTTTTATTGATCATATTACATCCGGCGCGGCACAGCAGGTCACAAACGCTGTAGGCGGCATGAAAGTCACCGACGCGATGCTCGCACAGTACAAGGCTCACAAAGCAGAAGAGAGTCGCAGGGCGGCCCTCAAAAACAAAATCTTAGACGGTCTCGACAAGTTCGGAACCAGAGAGGAGTAAGACATGAATAAAGTTGACATGCTTGACGCTATCAACGCAAAGAAGCAGCAGGTCATTGACCTGGTGAACGCTGACAAGCTCGACGAGGCTAAGGAAGCCAAAGAAGAGCTCCAGACCATGCAGGACAAGTTCGACCTGCTTGATGATATCGAAGTAGAAGACAAAGAAAAGGTTGAAACCGAAGAGGAGGTAACCCCTATGGCTGTTGAGAACAAGAAGGACGCTATCCACGAGTTTGCGAATGCTGCACGTCGCGGATTCAGAAACGCTGCTACTGACCCGGCAAACGAGACTACTGCTGTAGATGGCGGATATACCGTACCGCAGGACATTCAGACCAAGATTAACCAGTACAAGGAAGCAAGATTTGCTCTTGAGAACCTTGTAAGCGTGGAGAAGGTCAACACTCTTTCCGGCCGCCGGACTTTTGTGTCCCGTGCAAATCACGCCGGTTTCTCGCTTGTAGCTGAGCAGGGTGCTATTGGCAAGTCCAACATCCCGCAGTTCGCGCCGATCAGCTACACCGTGAAGAAGTACGCCGGATATCTGCCGGTTACTAACGAGCTCCTGGCTGACTCCGATGCCAACATCTCCAGCTTCCTGATCAACTGGCTGGGCGAGGAAGACATCGCCACCAAGAATGCGCTCATCATCGCGGCCCTGAAGACCAAGACCAAGGTTACCATGACCGACCTGGATGACATCAAGACCGCTATCAACGTCACCCTGGGCCAGGCTTTCGCCGGATCTGTCCAGATCGTGACCAACGATGACGGTCTGAATTACCTTGACACTCTGAAGGATGACGGCGGCGTTCGCTATCTGCTTTCCCCGGATATGGATCCCGACAGCCCGTTCAGAATGAGACTGGCGGTTGGTGCTACCACGATCCCGGTTGTGGTCGTCCCGAACGGCGTTCTTGCCACCGACGCGACTGACGGCATTCCGTTCTTCATCGGCGACTTCAAGGAAGCCATCAAGATCTTCGACCGTGAGCAGCTGTCCATCATGACCTCCAACGTGGCAAGCGTCACCGGCTTCAACGCCTTCGAGCAGGACATGACCCTCTTCCGTGCTATCGAGCGTCTTGACTGCGTAGTGCAGGATACCGGCGCATGGGTATACCTGGGAAAATAATCACCGCAGCAGAGGCAGACACGGACTCGGACGGTCAGCTGTCGGAGGACGAACTTAACGCGCTGACCATAGCGCAGATTAAGACTTTAGCTGCGGAGCTTGGCTATACAATTACGGCCACAAAGAAGGCTGACATTATTGCGGAGTTCCTTCAGCAGCAGGGATAAGGAGGTGAGACCATGACTTGGGCAGATTTTTTGGAGGCATCCACAGCTGAGAAGCTGGCATCCGGGAAGCTTGAGCCAATCGCGGAATACCTCAAGATTGACATGGGCGACGATGACACGGTGCTGATTGCATGCGTCACAGCTGCTGTCAGATACATCATGGCCTCTGTCGGACTTTTCCCGGACGGTGATGAGTCCGCTGAACTGTTGCTTTGTGCGCTCACCCAGAACTTCTATGAGTCCCGTGAGCTGATGCAGATGGACATCCAGCAGAAGAAGCGTATCGAGTACACCTTCGGGAGCATCCTGCTGCAGCTTCAGATGCAGTATGACACGACCGGAGGTGAGGACGGGTGAGAAGCGTAAAGCCTATAAATCCCGGCAGGCTTAACCGGCGGGTGTCAATATACAGGTACACCACTATTGAGACGGAGCTGGGCTCCAGCAAGAAGGTTTTAGCATATGACCGGACTGTCTGGGCTGAGCTCCGGCCCACCAGAGGCACGGAGTTCCTGGAATACTACAAAGAGGCCAATGCCCTCCAGTTCAAGGTCACGATGAGATATCGTCCTGACCTGACGGAGAAGGATGTCCTGGTGTACAAAGACAGGCAGTTCGAGATTAACTCCGTCATCAACATCATGGAGGCGAATATCTACCTGGAGGTCTACTGCACAGAGTCTAAGGACAAAAAGATTCTGTACACGCCGGAAAGGAGTGTCTGATATGGCAAAGATTTCATTCTCCTTCGAGGGGCTGGATGAGCTGGCTGAAGACATTTCCAAGTGTGTGAAGGATTACCCGGATCAAACAGAGAAGGAAGTCTATCGGCTCGCTGGTAAGTTCACGAAGGATGTCAATGAAAAAATGCCTGGAAGCTATGCAAGCGGTAAATGGCCGATTCCGAGTTCCTGGCACCGGAGCAGAACGTCCGGCTGGGGCGGTGGCGGATACTCCGTAAGCGTGGAGATTCAGAACACGGCCCCACACTGGCATCTGATTGAGAACGGGCACAGGGTGGTAGCAGACCCGAAGATGTATGCGGCGTTTAAAGCGTATCGACTTGACCATTCCAAGAGTCACAGGAAGTCCAGGAAATCAGGTAACACACAGGTGCTCGGATTTGCTCCGGGCCGCCATTACTGTGAGAACACCAGGAGAGAGTGGGACAGCAAATTCCCGGCTCAACTGTCTCCGTTCCTGGACAAAATGCTGAGAGGACACAACTTATGATATACGATGCAAAGGCCGTAAAGGTCGCCTGCAACGGTGTCCTGAGGGCCGCATTTAACGACAAGCTGCCGATATACGGCAACGACACACTGGATGGCTACGAACGGCCGTCCTTCTTTACGGAGATACTGCCGGCACCGCGTGAGAAGACGGGCCGGTATTTAACGCGGCATGGATTCACCTTCAAGATTACATACTTTGAGGTGGAGCACGACGAGGCGCACTGCCTTGATGTGTATAACACTATCTGCAAGGCATTCGAGCCCTTCGTCCTGATGACTGCCGGTGGCAAGCGCCGGAGGCTGATGGTCGAGGACATCGACTTTGACTGGATTGATGAGAATGCAGACATGCTGCAGGTTACAATCAATTTCTACAGAGTTGTCGAACTTGGCGGCTATACAGACGACCACGAAATGATGACTGACGTAGAAGTAGAAATCGAAAGCGAGGTTTATTGATATGGGAGCACCCAGTATTAATATTGCTTTTTATGAGATGGCTATCGCGGCGATTCAGAGAGGCGAGAAGGGCACCCTTGCCATGATTCTCGTAGACAGCTCTGTAGAGGCGCTGACAGCTTACACTGTACTGGATTCCACTGACATCCCGGCAAGCCTGAGCGATGCGAACAAGGGATACATCAGTGCAGCACTTAAGGGCTACATCACAGCTCCGAGAAAAATCTTTGTTATGGCAGTACCGGATGCGGCAGGCTATACCGATGCCATGAACGCTCTGGAGCTGATGAAGTGGGACTACCTTGTGGCTCCGACCGCAACCACTGACAGCAAGGCTGCTGACATCGTTACCTGGATCAAGGCTCAGAGAGACAACAACCACAAGATCTTCAAGGCTGTGCTGCCGAACAACGTAGCAAACCATGAGGGCATCATCAATGTGGTTGACGGTTACACCGACGAAGACGGCACCGTGCTGACCGCCGAGCAGGCCTGCGCGAGAATCGCTGGTATCATCGCTGGCACACCTTGGACAATGTCCTGCACCTACGCACCCATCCCGGAGGCACTCGGCTGCACCAACCGTGCTCAGAGCGCACTCGACACTGCTGTCGATAACGGCCAGCTTTGCCTGATGTGGGACGGCGACAAGGTAAAGGTTGTCCGTGGCGTCAACTCCCTGACCACTACCAGTGAGTCTAAGGGCGAAAGCTTCAAGAAGATTCGTCTGGTGGAGATCATGGATATGATTTCCAACGACATCAGAGTTACTGCACAGGACAACTACATCGGCAAGTATACCAACAGCTACGACAACAAGTGCCTGCTGACCACAGCTGTCAACGGTTACTTTGATACCCTTGTAGCTGACGGCATCCTGGCATCCGGCCACTGTGATATCGATGTCGATGCACAGAGAACATGGATCAAGTCCAGAGGCGGCAAGTTCGTGGTAGACGGTGAGACCGTAGATGTAGAAGATGCTACTGAGGACCAGATCCGCAGAGCAGCTACTGGCTCTCAGGTCTTCCTGATTGCCACCATCAGCATGCTGGATGCTATCGAGGACATCAAACTCGACATCTACATCGGATAAGGAGGTAAACGACTATGACTGGATTTAACGACGAACAGGTTTGGTTAGGTACCTGGGGCAAGGTCTGGGTAGACGGTGAGCTCCTGTCTGAGGCTACTGCATTCAGAGCAGAGGTAACCATCAGCTACGAAGACCTGACAAGAGTGCAGAACCTTATGGTCGGCCATAAGATGACCTCTATGGCCGGCGAGGGTGAGATCACTCTGCACAAGGTAGATTCCTTCGTAATGAAGAAGATCGCGGCTGACATCAAGGCCGGCAAGGTCCCGGACATCACCATTGAGTCTTCCTGGAACGACCCGAATGCAAACGGCGAGCAGAGAATCGCTGTGAAGCATGTCAAGTTCGAGAAGATCACTCTCATGGACTGGGAGGCTGGAAGCATTGGCGAAGAGTCCTACAGCTTCACCTTCTCTGACTACGAGATCAAAGCAATGGTATAAATTGCGGCCCTTCCTTCGGGGAGGGCTTTTTTTCAATTAAGGAGGCGCGCATATGAATACTGTTGACCTTTTACTTAGCTTAGACAATGCAGACCTGGAAGTAACCAACGAGAAGGAACTGGAGATTAAGCGACTTTCGAAGATTGCTAAGAAGCCGTTCATGGTAAAGGTGCATGGCATCGGTGCCAGACGGTTTACGAAGCTGGCCAACGGCGTAACCGGCAAGGACGGACAGGTCCAGTACGATAAGGCTTTTGATGTAAACATCAGCCTGTGCCTGGCTGGTATGTCTGACCCGGACCTGAAGAACAAGGATCTGCTGGAGAAATTCCAGTGCAGCACACCGGGCGAACTGCTGGAGAAGCTGTTCAAACCGTCAGAGATTGCGGCCATCGGTGATGCCGTGACAGAGCTGTCCGGGTTCGGCGGTTCTGATGTCGTGGCAGAAGTAAAAAACTAATCTACACGGAGGAGGGCGGCGATGTAACGAACATGTACATCCTCTTCCGTGAATTCAATTGGAAGCCGTCGGACTTCTATCTGCTCCCAGAGGGCGAGAAGATAGTGGTCCGGGCATTCCTGGCTAAGCTCGTCGATGAGAGAGAAAAGGAATCGAAGGAGCTTGAGAAGCAGAGAAGACAGAGGAGGGGTAAACGATGAGCAGAGTTATAGACGCTGTACTCCGCCTTAAGGATGAATTCACCAAGCCAATGGCGGCAGCTCTTGGCAAGATGACAGAGGTGTCTAAAGCCGGCGACAGAACCAGGCGATCCGTCGATAAGATAGGCCGGAGCTTAGAAGAGACTGGTAAGACGCTGACGGCTGCTGTTACCGTGCCCATTGTTGGCATGGGGGCCGTGTCTTATAAGACCTTTGAGAGCGTTGATAAACAGCTGAAGCTGGTGCAGGCCACTATGGGAGAAAGCGCTTATGCAACCGCTGACCTCTCCGGTGCATTACAGAGTGCGGCAGTAAACTCCATCTTCAGTATGGAGGAAGGCGCGAGTGCTCTGGTTAACTATGCGCGGCAGGGCTTCAATGCGGCTGAGGCGGCTGATATGCTTGCTCCGGCTCTGAACCTGGCGGCAGGCACGGCGACAGACCTCGACTCCGTCACGAGTGGTCTTGGCAATACCATGAAGGCATTCGGCGCATCCTCTGAAGAGGCGGCAAAATATGCCGATATGTTTACACAGGCACAGGCACAGGCGAACACGGATGTGCAGGGCCTGTTTGACTCCATGTCTGTAGCTGGCCCGGTAGCAAAGACGGTAGGATGGGAGTTCGCAGATGTTGCGACTCTTATCGGTGTATTCGGTGACCAGAGCATCGGAGCCACAGAGGGCGCTACGGCCTTAAAGACAGGTCTTGCCAGACTGGCTGCGCCTGCTAAACAGGGCGCGGCAGCTATGGAAGAATTGGGCATCAACATCTTCGAGGCTGACGGTTCCATGAAATCCATGCCGGAGGTTATCGGAGAGCTTCAGAGAGGCTTTGACGGCCTGTCCGAGCAGGAATCCCTTGCGGCGGCTTCGGCTATCTTCGGCAAGAACCAGATGTCTAACTGGCTCGCATTGATTAACGGTCCTGGCATCAGCGGCCTGCAGGAGATGCGCGACAACATCAGCGGGGCAGCCGGTAACGCCCAAAGCGCAGCAGATGCAATGGTAACACCGCTGGAGAAGCTGTCATCCACCTTCGATGTATTTAAGTATTCCGTCGGTGAAGCTATCAGCGGCGCTGTGGTTCCGTTCATCGAGAAGGCGACTGAGCTGGTGGATAAGTTCCGGCAGATGTCGCCTGAACAGCAGCAGCAGATTATCAAATGGGCGGCTATGGCTGCTGCAGCTGGGCCGGTTATTGGAATCTTTGGCACAATGATTCGGACCGGAGTTAGACTGTTTGCCGCGTTTGGTAAGCTGCAAGGCGTAATTAAGGCCGTAACCACTGCGGGTGGCCCGCTCAAGGCATTGCTGGCAGGTCTGGCCACTCCGCTAGGTGTTGTGATCGCTGCAATCGCGGCTGTAGCTGTGGTGATTGCAGTAGTAGTGACACATTTCGATCAGTTCAAAGCGGCCGTGTCGCAGGCGATGAGTGTGGTAGGACCTGCTGTTCAGAATCTGATGAGCGCCTTCCAGGGGTTCGGCAGTGCAGTATCTCCAATATTAACATTGATTGGCGACATGATAGCAAATTATCTGTGCAACGCCATCGTGACTGCAGGGACGATCATTTCGGGCGTTATTAATGGCATTGCTTTCGTCATTCAAACGCTTTCGCCTATAGTCAGCAATATTGTCTCAAATATCGTCGCTATCATTAACGGCGATTGGTCATCTGCATGGACCACCAGCAGCGGCATCGTACAGGGCGCGGTAACTCTCATCTCTAGTATTCTCGGCGGAATAGCTGGCATCATACAGGGAGTCATCACAGTCATCAGAGGCATCATGAACGGCGACTGGTCGTCTGTCTGGAATGGAATGAGCAGCATAGTCACCAGTGTTGTTGGAACTATCACCGGTGCTTTGAATGGCATCATTGGCATTATTAACGGGATTATCGGTGCTGCTAAGAAAGCAGGAGAAGCGCTGTCCAGTATGGGCAGTGGAGTATCCGCCGGCGGTCTTCACGGAGTAGGACGGAACGCTACGGGTACTCCGAACTGGCGCGGCGGCTGGACCACCGTAGGTGAGAAGGGTCCTGAGCTGATGAACCTGCCGAGAGGTACTCAGATTATTCCGCATGAGGCAAGTCTGAACACGCCCATTGGCGGCGGTATCAGCATCGCCAAACTGGCAGACCAGATTGTGGTCCGTGAGGATGCAGACATTGACAGAATCGGTGATGCAGTCGTTCGTAAGCTTCGGATGGCGGCATCCATGAGAGGAGGGTATTCATTCAGTGGAGATATGGCTTAAAGGCAGGAAGAAGCTGAGGATACCTGTATTGCCGTCAGAGTATACGGTCAGTTCCTCACAGTCTAATCAGTCTGTAGATATTAACGCATTAGGTGAGGTGGATCTGGGAGGCAAAAGAGCCCTCCAGTCCATCTCATTTTCTTCATTTTTCCCGAAGAGGTATGACCCGGAATATTGTTCATACCGTAATATTAAGTCCCCATCGAGCTGTGTAAAGCTCGTGGAGAAAATAAAGCGCGCCGGGACTTTGCGCCTCCTTATTACCGGCACGCCGATCCGTCTTCGGTGCCGCATCGAATCCTTCGAATGGTCCGAGAACGACGGCACCGGAGACATCAGTTATACATTGACATTTAAGGAGCACAGAGGCGTGTCTGTAGGGACTTCTGAGGTGGTGACATTGTCCAGCCTGGAACAGAGTCAGCCGGATGCCGTTGCAGTAGAGGGCAAGACGCTGGAAGAGAGCCCCAGAACGGAGCCGGAGACAACCACCGGCACGACCTACACGGTCAAGGCAGGGGACAGCCTCTCAACCATTGCCCGTCAGCTGACAGGTTCGGCAGACTGGCATGCAATATACGAGCAGAATAAGGCAGCCATCGGTGCGGACCCGAACATGATTATGGATGGCATGACCCTGACGATTCCGAGCGCAAAGGTTGAATCATGAGGGTACAGCTTTATAAGCCTGACAGCGGTCAGCAGTATGACATCACCGGAGCCTGTGCAAGCGTGACGTGGAAAGGGTCCGCCTCATCCGCGTGCAGGACTCTGGACTTTGCTTATGTCAATGACCCGTATGACCCGGCTATTAAGATTCCGGCCATCTCCGTCGGTGACCTGGTGTCATTGGAAGACGAGAAGGAAGGTGAAGTCTTCTATGGTCAGATATTCGGCATCGAGAAGTCGAGCGACATTGGGACGATAACCTTCACGGCATCGGACCCCATGAAGCACCTGCTGGAGTCGAAGGGCCAGTACAACTTCCAGAACGTAACGCCGGAGGCCATCACCATGCAGGTGGCGGCAGATGTGCAGTTCCCGCTCCGGTATGCTGACGGCATCCCGTCTATCTATGTGACCGGCGTCAACATCGCTTCCCTGATTTGCGACCAGATGAGCCTCTATGACATCATCATGGCGGCCTATACGAAGGCCCACAAGATCACCGGCGACAAATACTTTGCCATGATTTATAAGCGTGGGCTGGGCGTGTACAAGGCCGAGTGGATAGTTAACGGCTTCACTCTGTCGGATTCTTCCAACATCACGGCCAGCAACTTCTCCGAGAGCATGGATGCTATCGTGAACCGTGTGAAGGTCTATGACGATAAAGGCAACCAAATTGGAGAGGTCAATGATGCCGACTCCGCTGGTAAGTTCGGCATTTTCCAGGAAGTTTACAAGCAGGAAGAGGGCGTAGATCCGACCACAGCGGCAACCAAGATGCTCAAGGTCAAGCCCCAGCAGAAGATTAAAATCAACGCGCTGGGCGACATCAACTGCCTGTCTTGCTACTATGTCATGCTCCATGATGCGGCTACCGGCCTCTCCGGGCGGTACTGGATAAGTTCCGACAGTCACACCTGGCAGAACGGAGTCCACACGATGGAGCTGGCGCTGGAATTCGAGGCCATCATGAATACGAAGGAAGTCAAGGAAGAAGACAAGGACAAGAAGAGCAAGAGCACGAAGAAGGAGGCGAGCACGAAGTGAGTTGGACTGATGACATGGCGGCCATGATGGGCGGCGAGCGTCAGACAGGGCGCGGCCTCCAGCTTTGCCAGATGGCAGGCCCCAACGTTCTCCAGGTCGGACAGATGCTCATAACCTCCCCGAACCTGCGGATAGCATCCCACCTGATGGCGCCAATCTGCACGAAAGTGGCAGGTACGTGCCATGATGGCGCGGCGCTGACGGATTCATCGTCCTATGCTCCGGCGCTTGCAGCAGGAGACATTGTCCTGGCCTATCAGCTGGATGACAGCACGTTCCTGGTTATCGAAAGGATGGTGAGTGTATGAGCCTTTTGCCATCTTTTATGGCTACTGAAATTAGTGAGAATACGGCGGCCGCACAGGTGCTGGCAGTGCCGCGTGAATACGGCATAGACTTCGAGACCGGTCAGCTGACAGGTGAGATTGTCGAGGGCATCGAGGCCGTGAAGGTATGGATCTGGTGCTGCCTGAAAACACCGCGATTCCGGTTCCCGATTTACTCCTGGCAGTATGGCACGGAGTTCGAACAGTACATCGGCCAGGTGCTGACAGATGAGTATCTGAACGCAGATGTCCTGACGGAGCTGGAGGATGCGCTCTTCGTGAATCCATACATCAGTGCCGTTGAGAATTTTGAAGTCACCCGCAACGGTGACCTGCTGCATATCACCTGCACGGTCATCACATCCTTCGGCAGTTTGGAGGTAGAGGAAGATGTATGAATCAATGACTTATGAGAATCTGCTTGCAGACGCGAAGGCAGAGGCCGGTGACGGCATCCAGAAGGGTGAAGGCAGTCTGGTATTCAATGCCCTGAGTGCTCTTGCCTACGAACTGGAAAAGCTCTATATCGAGGCAAATTATGTGCTCAATCAGGGCTTTGCTGATACAGCAGACATGGACGGCCTGGTGCGAATTGCGGCGAACAGAGGACTGACCCGGAAGGCCGCAACCAATGCGTATGTAAGCATTACGGCAAATGTCACGCTCCCGATTGGATGGAGAGCATCCCTGAAGGGATTTAACTATATCGTAACTGAGGAACTGGATGCATCCGAACACATCTACAAGGCCATGTGTGAGGAAACTGGAAGCGGCCCGAACGAGCTGCTCGGCCAGCTGACGCCCATCGACTATGTGGACGGATTAACATCCGCAGTCATCACTGAGGTGCTGATTGCCGGAGACGATGACGAGACACAGGAAGAGCTCTATAGACGGTACCTGGAATCATTCTCCACAGAAGCATTCGGCGGCAACATCACGGCTTACAAAACTATCGTCAACTCAATGGCAGGCGTGGGCGGTTGCAAGGTATACCCCGTCTGGGATGGTGTTGGAACCGTTAAGGTGGTGGTTATTTCTGCTGATTACGGCGAACCGTCCGAATACCTGGTGAATCAGATCCAGGAGGCTCTGGTGCCTACCGACGGCGGTACGGGTTACGGTTACGCACCCATTGACCATGATGTCACGGTGGCGGCAGTTAATCCGGTGACGGTCAACGTGGTGACAAACATTACTTATACAGCCGGCTACAGCTGGGCAACCATCGGTGAAGAGATTACCGCAGCGGTCCAGAACTATATCAAGAGCGTAGCAGAAGATTGGCCGGAGGGTGATGCCAGGACGGAATCACTGGTTTATGTGTCCCGCCTGGAGGCCGCTGTGCTGAATGTAACCGGCGTCACAGATATCACAGGAACCACGCTCAATGGGTCCACGACAAACCTGCGGCTTGCATCCGACGAGATCCCGGTGATGGGCACCTTAACAGTGCATTAAGGAGGTGGATAGATGAGACCTGTCGACACTATCCATTATTTTCCTCCGCATATTAAGAGCATCGAAGAGTTCCAGCGCATTGCAAAAGCCTATGACAAAGAGCTCCGGCTGCTGTGGGTAGCGCTTGGAGCACAGGTAAACAACTACTACTTTGATGAGATGGACGAGGCGACTTGCGAACGCTGGGAAAAGATTATCGGCATCCAGAACACCGGCAGTGAGACATTATTCGAACGCCGGCTGGCTATCAAGGGCAAATGGACCTCCGGCCTGCCGTATACAGAGCCTAAGTTCCATGAGGTTCTGCAGTCAATGGTTGGTGATAAGTATTCACTGAGGATTGATGTGCCAGGAAAGACGTTGGATGTGGGCATCATGCTCGCTGAAGTCCTGAAGGTTCAGAACATCCGTGACCTCATCCGGGCAATGGCTCCGGCAGACATGGATGTCATCGTCAGGATTGTGTTCAACCGGTGGAGACGGTTCACGCCGTTAACCTGGAAGACGACCTGGAACGATGGAGCTGATACCTGGGGCGATGTAAAAGAAAATTCTAAGTGGCAGGAGGCAGAAGATGAGTAACAACATTATTCGAGGCACCACGCCCACGAACACCTTCAATGTGAACGTGGATCTGACGGGGTGCGAGGTCCTGTATGTTACATACAAACAGGGCGGCAGAACTATCATCGAGAAGGCAATGTCTGACTGTACTGTCACGGAAACGTCGGTGACGGTCAAGCTGACACAGGCCGAGACGCTTCGGTTCCGGTCCGATGACGGCCCCGTATCGATTCAGATTCGAGCCGGATGGGACAACGGAGAACGTGTAGCATCTACAAAGGTGAGGACTACTGTTGACGGAATCCTTAAGGACGGTGAGATCTAATGGCATTCACATTGAAAATGCAGAGCTCAGAGCAGTCATTTGATGCCGGATTCGAAAGCGAAAGCGGATTCGGCGTCAAGTTTGAAGCTGCCCAGATGGTGAGCACAGGAGACCATCGGATGCTGAGCAACCGGGATGCACCGGACCAGCACCCGATAGCAGCTATCTCTAACCTGGATAGGGAACTTAGTGTCCGGTCGAGCGAAGCAATGACCAACACGGACATCATGGCAATTATAAGCATGTAGGAGGATTAACATGGCTAAATATCTCGACG